AGGAGGACAAAGTTTAAGATGTTTTAGGGTTTTTAAATGGTCGCTTTTGTTTCTTTTTGATATTATTTTACCGCATTCACAAGTTATTTTTTCTTTCATTTTAATCAAGACTTCTTCCTTATTTTTTTGATAATATTTTTTACTTTTTTCATTTATTTCTTTCTCGTTTTTTTGGTGGTATTTTTGTCTTTTTTTACTTATTTCTTCTTTGTGTTCTTGTCGATATTTTTTATTGTATTCGTCTTTTTCTTCGCTTACATATGCTTTTACCATATTTAATTTTGCTTCTAGTTCATTTCTCCAAAATTCCTCTCTTATTCTTGATTCAACGGAAGAATTACAAGGAAAGACCTCTATTTCAACCATTCTCCAGTTGTCCCACCCACCATTAGCCCGAATGGTCTGATATATTTTAAGATTATATGCTTTTTTATCTTCATTATAACAACCAAATTTGTGTTGGTTTTTCCTTTTTCTGAAATCTGTCGTGCTTCCTACATATATCTCATCCGCGCCATCACAGCATATCTTGTAGATGATAGTTTTTGAATAATCAATTGCTGTTTTTGGCATCTTTGTTATAGTGTCTCAAAATGTCTTTAAGCATTTTCAATTTTATTCAAAAAAAATATATCCTGATATTATAATGGCATACGCAACAGGACTCTATCAGAGGGCGAAACAACAATTACTTTCAAATAATATATCTTGTGTAGACCAAAGCATTTCGCAGACAAATTTGAATTTGATGGCTAATCTCAAGTATGTTCAACAATACATTGATTCTTTACTACAAGTTGACCTTCTAACTGATAATAATCCTAATTTTTCGGGGAACATGACAAGCACTACAGGTGGTAGCATATCCATTTTGTCTAATTTATCAGTTCCTACAATAACATCGAATACAAACATCACAGGTTCTTTAACAATTCAATATCAGCCTGTATCAACTGTAATAGTTGGCGAAGTCCGAATGACATTATCAAATACCCCACCGCCGAATTTTTTACTTTGTAATGGACAATCCGTGTTGAAAACTGATTATCCAAATCTTTTTAGTGTTATAGGATACAATTACGGAGGCTCAGGAGCCAACTTTAATTTACCCAATTTACAATCTCGATATCCTATAGGAGCAAATGGTTTTAATGGCGTCCCTCAGAGTAATTTCGCAACAGGGAATGGTGAATCAGGAGCAAACAATACTTATAGTAGTATAGGAGGAAATACTCTTCCTACTTGGAGTGAAGTTCCAATCCATTCTCACAATATTAGTGATCCGCAACACGCTCACGCAAATTCAAATTACAGCCCTTCAAAGACCTCATTTGAAGGTGATCCAGGCACTTTATTTATAGACGCTGTAGAATATACGGGTCACGACCCTATAGATACATCTACAAATGTAACAAACCTCACAGTATCATCTACGGGAACAAATTTAGCCCCTGTTCCAAATGATACCGTGAGCAGTCTAAAAGGCGTAAATGTAAGTTTATCATATGTTGCTGTGAATTACTGTATTGCTTATTAATTTTTTCAAAAAATAAAATATTCGTCAATATATATATGTCTTACAATACGGGGATCAACCAATTAGTGAAGACTCAAGAATTCTTTAACAACACTATAGCAGAAGACCAACCAATTACCCAGACAAATCTATCGCTTATTGCGAATCTAAGATATGTTCAGAATTGGGCTACAAGTGTCATTTCTGGTTATTTACCGATCAGCAATCCCAACTTTACAGGAACTCTAACATCTTCATCGGGTGGAAATATTAGTTTAACGATGCCTTCAAGCACATTAGCAGTCCCAACTATTACTTCAAATACTAATTTCACGGGTCAACCTACTCTTCAAGTATCGGGAACCAAGTATGCGATTGATGTAAGACAAATAGGAGAAATGAAAATGGTTCTGACTCAAAATCCTCCAGCACATTATTTACTCTGTAATGGTCAATCCGTATCAAAAACAACTTATCCATCATTATTTAGTGTTATTGGCTACCAATACGGTGGTTCGGGAGGTAATTTCAATCTACCCAATTTACAATCTCATTTCCCAATAGGCGCGAATAGTTTTAACGGAGTCCCTCAGAGTAATTTTGTTACCGGTAATGGCGCATCAGGGGCAGTCAATATTCCTACGGCATACTGTAATTTTGCTGGAAAACCTTACACAGATCCTAATATTCCTGTCATTTCAACACTGCCTGAACATACTCACAATGTATTTGATCCCGGTCATCAACACGGCACAGGATTATCCAGTGATTTAGGGGCTTTAGTAGGAATCCCGACAGAATCATATGTGACTCCTTTAGCACAACAAGGATTTCTTACAAATACAGCATTTACAGGGGTCACTGTTTTATCAACAGGCACAAATATTACATCGGCAAACGATCCAGTGTCAAATCTACCTGGTATCAACCTTTGTCCGCCATATTTGGCCGTAAATTTTATCATATGTTACGAATAAAGGTAATTTGTAAAAATTAGATATTTTTTATATTTTCGCAATATATGTATAAGAATAGTGGATTACGGAAGATTTTCGAGGCAGAGATCTCGCCTTTTAACCCTGAGTCAGGTAAACCTTATTTTAAAAAATTTACTATAGGAGAAGGAATATGGCATATAATCCTTACAATGGAGACTCAATCTCCGGAAGAAATTGAGGTTGAATATGCTTTTGGTATATCTGAATCTGAAAGTGTAGGGAATTGTTCGAGAGGAGGACTTTTTGTCAAAAGCATCGAAACGATTCAATATTCATTGTTTTTAGAAGTAAAGGAACCATCTGTGTATTATTTATACTATCAGGCACAATTTAACGGATTTATAGCGACAAAATTGTCGTTGAGCGCAAATTAAAAAAAAATAAAAAAATATTTTGTTTTAATTGTATATAATGGCTGATAGGAGTTTATATAACGAGGATCTAACGCTTTCCAAGCTTACTGTAAATAATTCAACATCTTCGGCTGCTTCTGGGTACACCGCTCAGCAAACAGTTATCACACCAACTGCTATCACAGCAACAAATTTGTCTGGTAACGCATTATTTTTGAATGCTACTGGATTTCCTTCAACTGTGATGACAAATGTAAATGGTGTAATGTCCTCTGATAATGCTATAGCATCAAATGATTATTTATATGGTGCTGATATTACTTGTGCTGGAAATCTGACAATTAAACAAAGTCCAACAATTGCGAATGATGTAGTATTATCTTGTCCTCAGAATGATGTTCTCAATGTCGGCGGAAGTGTAATAGCTTCTGGAATCGGAATAACCAGCCAAGCTGGAGCTGTTTCTCTGTCTGCTGGAGCAAATAGTACATTAATAGTCGGAAATATCGTCCAGACTGACGCTGTCGGAACTGAAATAGTAACCCTCCAAAATGGAGCTAACTCAACAACTTTATCCGCTTCAGCATCAGTAAACAATACTGCTATTGCTTCTGGCAATCTGACTGTAGGAAACGCAACTACAGGAACTATAACAGCAGGCAATTCTGTTGTATCACCCTTGTTTAAAGGTGGTATTGTATGCGCCAATTGGGTTCCTGCTACACCTATCAGTTGTGCCCCAGGATTATTTACATCTACTACTTGTGTTATTCAAAATGTTCCTACAAATCTGAACTACGCAAATTGTGTCTATTCCTTCCAAGCACAAGCTCTTAACGCTCAAAGTGGTTGTGTCCCTGTTGTGTTCCCATCGTATACAGCAACCTTAAATGGAACTAATTTAACTCTTACAATCTACATTTCTGTAGCTGCGGGAGTAAATTCTGCTGTCATCAATTACATTGGTATAATGATTATCAACCCTGGATATGGTGCTGTTGCTCCTTAATCAATTTTAATGTAATTATTCTCGATTGTGGAAGAAGATGTACCCATTGCTGTAGCAGTTTTTTGTAATTTCTTAAAATTGTCTCCAAATTCGTCTGTCAAGAATATATTTCTCAATAAAGAGACTCCTACATTCTTACCAAAAATCTTATTCAGTATCCTCGTGATAGAATTGATTTGTACAAAAGGTTTACCTTCGTAATCTACTAACAGCATATAATCTTTTCCCTTCTTATTAGGATGGAATTTCAAAAATGTAGATAGTATATGATAAAGTTCTGGACAGACATCGATTTCCTGCAAGTGATATGTCCCGCTTGTCTTAAAATTGTAAAATAGAAATTTTTGTGTAGATAAGTCAAGGTAATTAAAATCTTTGTAGTCTGGAATGGATGCTAATTTTTTTGTATTAGGAACAACTCTCATCAACTGATAATCTTTATTCCGTCTTACAGGTTGTAAAACATACAATGCTAAAACGACGAGATTCAGGAACTTTTTGTATTGTTCCTCATTCAATTTTTTTAATGTAAATAATGGTTTAACATCATTAAACATTTCGGCAAATCTCTTTTTTACTTCGTCTTGACTCAACCAATTCTCTTTTTGTGTCTCGCTTTTAGTATTATTTACTTTTAGTTCTGTATTGAGTTTCATCATATCGTTATAGTAGTGTTTGTATATTTCTTCAAACCCTTTAACATCTTTCAAAACGGAAACAATCGATATAAGATATGTCCTTTTTGAATTTGGTTTGTATTTACTCAGTCTTTCTTCTATTTTTTTAGTATCCTTTAGGAATCCTAAATCTTTTACTTCATCGCCGTCATTCAAGCGGGTGATATTCTTCAAATACATCTGTTTGGTAGTATCTTTTATTTGTTTTTCCTTTATATGATCCATATATCTTGATCAGATAAAAAAATATCAGAAATTATTATTTTGATATTTTTCAACTTGTATAGTAAACGGCTAATTCATCAAAGGAAGAAAACCC